GTCGCGCCATTGGCTGGTCCGAGCGCGAGGTTTTCTGGCTTGAGCGTGATATCCACACCAGCCACCCCGTTCACACTGCGCACCCGGCCCGTGGACAGCCCGTTGACGGCGGTTTGCAGGCTGCCGAGCGCGTCGCTGAATCCGACGTCCAGCGCGTCCAGATCGGCGGCGCTGGCCTTGGTGCCCAGCTTGATTTGCAAGTCCGCCAGCAGGCCGTCCGTTTTAAGCAGCGCGTCGCGCAAACGCAAAACGTCATCTTGCAGCCTGTTGCTGGGATGCGGCAGCGGCAAGGCTTGCGTTTGTGTGTATCCATCGTTCATATCACGTAGGCCCTCAAATTCGCAGCCCGAGGCCGTGCGTTGTGGCTGCCGGTGAGCAGCACGCGCACGCGCACGGCATCCGCACTTAGTCCGGCCAGGTTGTAGGTCAGCTCCAGCACGCCGGCGGTCTGCGGGCTGCTGGAGATGAACGGGACATCCGTCCACGCGCTGGCGCCCACCTTCTGCATCTGCACCGTAAGTGAGCTGCCGGCGGGCAGCAGCGCCTCGAGAATCACCGTCAACTGCGTTCCGCCAGTTGCCTTGATAGCCGGCGACACGTAATCGCCGCTGCTCTTAAGACTGGCGGCCAGCAGCTGCATTCCAGGCAGCAGTTGCGCGGCCATGCCCTGGTTGCCTGTGATGCGCGCGCTGGTAGCTACCTGGCCGCTGTAGCGCGATGGCAGCTGAACTGGCTGGCCTGCTGCAGCTTGCAGCACTGTGCCGTCGTCAAGCCGCATGGCAAACGTCACGCCGCTGCCGGCGACTGGCGTCACGCATCCGGCCAGCACGACCACGTCGGTAGCATCCTGTACTGCCACACTGCCTAGCTCGAGCGTGCGCTCGGTGGAGGTGTGCTGGGCCGCCAGCAGGGTAAACGTAAGGTCACGCGTCTGATGAGCCGTCCACGTACTGGCGTTGCTCGATGAGAGCAGCACGCCCACCTGATACGGCTGGCTGGAGACCCACTGCCCACTGGTTTCGTCCCAAGCGCCGAGATCGGCCACGGCCAGCGCCGTTTCGGCGTCGTTGGTCAGCGCCACCACGGCGTAGTCGCGCCCGCCCTGCAGCAGCACCGGCGGCCAGGTCACGCGCGTGGGCGCTCCCACATTGATGGCAGCAGCAGCCACATACGCCTGCGCCACGATGGCGCGGCCCGGTACGCCGGACTCCACCTCGCGGATCTGCACCTGCACCTGCTGCGGCCCCTTGGCCGTAAACCACAGATCTACCCCGCACACCTCGGCCGCCGCATCGAGCGCGAATGTTTGCGCAAGTGGGTCGTAGTACCTTTTGATGATTTGCTGGCGTGTTTGCGTGATCAGCTCGCCCTGCCCTGTAAAAAGCGCGTCGGCATAGTTTCCAGAAGTTCCAATCACGCTAACGACCTTGGTTCCGGCCGGGATGCCTTCGGGAATCGTGAAGCGCCCCTGCAAACCTTGCCCGCCAGCCACCAGCGAACCTCCTGGTAGAGGCTGTACAGGCAGTTCGAGGCCGTCGAACAATAACTTGTGCAGCGCATCGCCATGCGGAAATGACGCAGTGAACCGCACCTCAATGGGCCGCAGCGTGGACAAGGCAGCTCGACTTTCGGCAAGAACCATATCGCCGGTGACGACGGATTTACCCATTAGCTCCTGTTCATACGTATGAACATTGATCACCCATGGGTTGGCCCACTTGGTATCAACCTCCGTCCAGTAATCCACCTCGGGCACGAGCGTGAGCTTGGACGGTAGAGGGTCGAATGCGTTGTACGGGTTGACAAGCATCGCGCCGGTACGAGCCGGTTGGCTGATCAGCGGCGTTGGAGCATAGGGCGTTGTTTGCGGTTCGGTGATGTTCGTACCCAGCTGCTCCAGCGTCACATCCATGGGCAGCTGCAACCAGCCGCCCATGATGAACGCCGTCTGCGGGACGCCCGCATCGCGCGAGCTGTCATTGATCATGGGGTCGGCAAACAGGCCTTTTTTTACGCCGCTGGCGCGCCCCTGCGCGTCCACGTGCAGGCGCACCTCGGCCAGATCGGCGTAGATGCCGTAAATCCAGTCACGAAATTGATTGAGCGTTTGCATGGGCACCACGCGTACGCTGTCGTTGATTACGCGGCGGCTGGCGTCCCAGCTCTGCCACACGGTGGCCAACAACAGCGAGCCGGCTGGCACGGCCGGCGGCGCCGGGTTCCACGGCGCGGGCACGCCCTTGATCCAGGCTGTGATGCCTGTGCCATCCATCACCAGCCGGTCGTAGCGGCGCAGCGCGTAGTGGTAGCTGACCAGCATGAGCGTGCCCGGCAGCGCGCCGGTCACGGTGCAGCCGGTGGCGTTCACCTCTTGCGGGTCAGCCTGCAGCATGTACTGGTACGTCACCTCGTAGCTGCTGCCGGGCAGCGGCTCGGCGCCGCTGGGGCTCCAGTCGATTTGCCCTGCGGTAAGTACGTAATCCGCGCCCTGCTTGTACACGGTGGCGCCCTGCTTGATCTGCTCGATGAGCAACACCGCGTTATCGGGCAGCGGGTCCGCCGCGCCGGAAAAGCCGCCATGCACGATGGTTGCCGTTTTGCGCGCCTGCACGCGCACTTGCGGCAAGCCCACCATGGGCGCGCGGTCAAAGTTGACGCGCTGCGCGGCGGCCGTGGCAGATACATGCGGCTCGCTGTCCACCCACTCCAGATCGGGCGCCGTGTCGTACACCATGCGCCGGCCCGCCGACAGCTGTACCGCGTTACCGCCAATGCGCGCGGCGCCTTCACGCAAAAAATAAACTTGCTGCCCGGTGGGCAGGTCCGCGCCCATCGTCACGTCCATTCCGCGCACCACGTAGGTGCCGCCGGAGGCGTCGCGGTCGTAGCGGGCAATGGCCTGCGTAACCGCGTCGATATTGGGCGGTGGCTCTTTGGGCATCACCACCCCGTCAATGATGTTCCACACCGGGTAATAGCTGCCCGGCGTGCCGTCGCCCTGCACGCCCCACACCAACCGCACGCGCTCGCGCGCCGCGCCGGCCTGCCCGTAGCCGCGCGTGCCGGCGGCGGGGTTGTACAGATCGGGATCTTCAAGCTCCGTCACAACGTCCGTTTGCAGGTACGCCCCCACGGTGATGGGGCCCACGGTGGGCACCGTCAGCTGCGCCGGCCCTATGCCGCGCACGCTGCCGGCTACGTACAGCGTGCCGTTTTCAAGCGTGGCCGCGCCCGTGTCGTCGTTGGAGATGCATTGGCAGCCGCTGACGATGTCGCCCTCTTTGAAGAGCACGTCCGCAATGCCGCGCAGGCGCGCGCCGGTCATGCTCTGTAGCTCATTGAGCTCGGCGCTTTGCAGCACCTTGTCGGCGCGAAACAGCAGCCGCTCGTAGCTCTTTGCCGGGTCGTAGTGGTTGTAAATCTGGTTGCTCATGGCGCGGCCTTAGAAGGGGAGGATGATTTCTTCCACCGCGCGCACGCTGCCGCTGCGGTATTCAGCGGGGCGGCGCTCCAGCGTGTACAGGTCGCCTTTTTTCACCACGTCGGCCGCCAGCACCCAGCGCTGGCCTGGGGGCACGCTGGCGGCAAGCTCTGTGTCAAAAAACACGCCCACCTCGCGCACCGTTTGGCCTTGCGCGTCGGCAAAACCGAACGTGGCGCGCAGCAACACCATGGACGTGGGCTCGCCGCAAACGCTAAACCGCTCGCCCCCCGGCATCTCGATCTCGCCGACGGGGTCGGGTTTGACGAACGAGATATCGGTAACCAGGCGGCGCCCGATCTCATCGAGCAGCGCGGCGGCATCGGTGGGTTCGGGCACGGGCGTGGTGTCCCATGCCGGGTCGCCCCGACCCCACGCGATATGTATGGTGCGTGCCGCGATGGCTTTTGCCAGCGCCACGCGGCCGGATTGCTGGAGTACAGGCATGTTTCAGTCCTCTGTCGTGAGTTCGGTTTTGCGGGAAAGAAAGAACGGCCGCCATGGCGCGCTGTCCCAGCCGCCGGTCCATGTGCGCGTGTCGTCGTTGATGCGTTCGGCCATGCCGAGGCGCGCCAGCATGTTCGACTGGAGCGCGGCGGGCGCGCTCCACGCGCACAGGCGCGTGAGCACCTTGGCCGGCGGCAGCCAAAACGGCAAGCGGCGCATGTGCGCGGGCGCCAGCGCGCTGTGCAGCAGCGTGTTGCCGCCGCTTGAATCCATGATCAGCTCGCTGTCGAGCACCCATGTGTCCAGGATGAGCCGGTCGGTGTAGGTCGCCACGCTGGTAAAGATGCGCGTGTGCGCGGCCAGCGCCAGCGCAAGCAGCGGCGGCGCGGCGGCGGTGCCGACGCGCGTCACGCCCTGGCTGACCTTGACCGGTGCGCCGTAGGGCGTGACATCGACAAACACGCCGCTGTCGTCGTCGAGCAGCCCAGCGTCCAGCCAGTCGTGGCCGTCCAGGCGCACAGGGCGCGCGTCCCAGCCGTGATAGACCCGGTAAAAGCGCACATGCGCTGGCAGGCTGGCGCGCACCACATGGGCCATGGGCAGCAAATCGTCGTTGCTGACGATGCGGCCCGGATCGATGTGCAGCCAGGCCTCATCCTGATCGATCCACACCTGCGGCCAGCCTACCCAATCCAGCGCCATGCGCACCGCAGCTGCCGTGCCGCGCAGGCGCAGCCAGGGCAGCGCGGCGGCTAGCAGATCCTGCGCTGTGTCGAAGTAGGGCGCGAACTGCGCCACCTGCCAATCCAGCGCCAGCCAGGGTGTGAATTCCGGATCCTGCCGAACGAACTCCGGCGACACCGCAACGGCCATCCAGTCCCAGAACGGAAACGCCTGATCGACCGCGCGCTCCAGCGGCGTGGTTTGGGGCGGGAGGATGGTGCGGCGATTCATGGTCGCCCCTTTGCCGCAGGCAAAGGCCATTCACCCCCTCTCCCGCTTGCGGGAGAGGGTCGGGGATAGGGCGAGCGCAGCGAGGTCATCCCATCACCCCACCATCGATCAACTCCACCGCACCCAACATCGGATATTCGTCGTCGGCCAGCACGGTGGCGGCGGGCGGCGCATCGTCAGCCATGAACTCCACGGCAGCCACGCCCGCGGCGTGCAACGCGGCCACGACCCAGCTGCGCGCCACCACACCGCCCAGCGGGCGCTGCGCCAGCGCATCGGCCAGCCGCGT